GCTTCCGCAGCTAACTTAGCGAAGTAACTCATTGTATCATCTTTAGTATCGGACGAAGCCGTTACAGGTGCTGGTACTGGATCATTATCGATTGTTTCATCTAAGTCAATCTGTTCAGCAGTAGAAGTTACATGACCACCCTCTCCAAGTACACGAGTTAACTTTAACTTTAACTCATCATATGACTTGAATGAAGAAGGATCCGTAAATTCTTTTAATGAATACTCCTTACCATATATCTTCTCTAGTACTGAATCATCACTATGTAAAGCTTCAACCGGACCAAACTCTGATCGATCATAGTTTCTATAGCCAGCTACTTGTGCAATCTTAATCTTGAAGTTAGCACCTTTCCATAAATCGAAAGGGTTAACAGCGACCTCATCTGCATATTGTGGCTGCATAGTATCCATAATCTTATCAAAGATTTTCTTACCATACTCATATAAGAATACTTTACCATTGTTCTCTGGACACTCTGGATCAGATACGATACAGATATTAGACACATAATGTAAACGACGCTTGCGCTTACGTGCTGTGTCTTTGTCTGCATCAAGACCAGTATTCCATAACTTAGTATTCATCTCTGAAACTGGATCATCTTTACCAATTGTAGTTAGTGAACCCTCCACATACCACTGACCTGTTGGTCCTTGGAAGAAGTGATCCCAATACTTAGCCCACGGAAGGTCATCACCTTCTACTGCGGGTAAGAAACGAATAACAGCATAACCGTTACCTGCCTTATCTACCGTTGGTTTCCACTTACGGTCATCACCGTAGTTCTTTTGTACTGTACCAGATGCTTCTTTGGCAGCACCTACTAATGAATCCATATTCATAGCTTTTTCTTTTAAATTTGCAAAACTCATATTGCTTTCTCCTTTATATTGATTTGTATTTTATTTGTATCATCATTTATAGACAGTTGTGATCAGGTTAATAAACTTCTTCTTATCGAAGTCTAAGAACTGTTGAAAATTAACTACCTTGCTATATAACTCGGGCCACAGTAGTGTCTCCGTTATAGTTGAATTAGCTGACTCAATGAATCCCGTCAACACATTCAGTATGCACACCGTCTCTAAAGACACTGTACCTTCCAAATAGAGATTGATTACCATTGGATAGTTGTTTCCATCTTGTCCAAGTAGTTCGTCAAACCCCATATGAGAAGTTCCTTCAAGTTCGTTCTTAAAATTATAAGACAAACTTTCAATTCGTTTGAGATAATCGGTATATACCCGTTCATCTCTAATCATATCACCCACCCACTTATTACCTGCTAACTGGTGAGCTGCAAAGTATCCAATGATACTCTCTTTCGTTTTAAATCGTTTACCAATCTTTGTTAGCTGGTACTTATCAGGTCTTCCCCAATAACTCTTTTCATTAACGCGTGTCTTAAAGTTATACTTAAAGCAGTCGTATTCACTATTGAAGTGAAGAGATACTGCCGTGTTATACTTATACGCTTCTATTCCCGTCATCATAGTATAATTATACTACATTCACAATTAGAAGTCAACACTAAATTGGTAGTGTATATGAGGAATGTCCACCTTCTAACATGTTGAGGTTTCTAGCTTCATTCTCAATACGTTCAATGATCTCTTTACTTATAAGCTTTTTTGTATCACGTGGATCGATTTCATTACGTTCACAGAGTTCTAATATAGCTTCCATGTACCCACATCCCTTATGCGTTCTTACAAATGTCTCTATCATTCTGCTAAATGACTTTTTGTTTATATCATCGTTCATCTACTTACTCCTTAATATAATCGTATCATGATTGATTCGTCCGGATGGAACCTTCTTAGTTGCTTTGATTGTCCCAATGAACTTCTCAATCTGTTTTGGTGTCTTCTTCAATACAACTGGAAGAACATCATTTGGTTTTCTTAACTTCAATACCAGACTTAGATCTTTATCGAATCCTCTAACCGTTGATCCCGTTACAGTTAATCCATCGGGGTGATTAGATACAAAGATTGTTAGTTGTCTCGTCTTAGTATTGAATGTATACATATTCATTGACCCAGGAATTCTCATTGGATTAATGGATGTTAGTTTGTACTCTCTATTCTCTTTTTGGTACTTTAACTTCTCTACTTGTTTATCAGCACCCTTACGCTTTGTAACAGATATCTTAACCTTAC